CAACGGCTGTAGCATGTGTAAGTTTAACCGTATCACCTGCAACTGGAGTTACTCTTATATTAGCTATGTTAAGGCTTGTACCAGTCTGACTAGCACCAGTTACAACAGGAAAGCCATAGGGTGGTATTAAGGCATCATCGTACTTAGTGTAACCTTCTATCCTACGGTATCCACCCTCAACAGATGGTTCAAAGTTTCTAAGAGTTCTTGCAGAGCCGGGCATATTAATACCTTGCTGCAAAGGACTTATATTAGTAACTAAACCGCCCCTAAACTCAACGGGGTATGTTTCACGAGTTGTAGGCATCTATTAAGAAACTCTAGCATTTGTTTGAACTGTAGTGTTTACAACAGTTGATCTAAGATAATCATAACGGTTAATATATAAACTTCTCATTTGTTTTATTTCCTGTTCAAATCTACCCTGCATCATCGCAGCCTCTTGACTCTCACCCCTAAATAAATAAGTAAAGTGCATAGCACCATTTACAATTACAGACCTAAATTGTTCAGGAACACTTGGAACATCTGTAGCATTTATTAAATCAACAGGTAATCTATAGTATTCATAAACTAATTCATAAGCTTTGTCTGGTGGATTAACTAAACCAAACTCTGAACTAGGTGCTTTAAAAACAAGAGTTGGACACGCTCTTACAGATGTTGCAGTATTATACTCTACATCTGCATAACTGTCAAGATATTCTTCGTAAGTTAGTATATTTAATTTTTTAGTATCATTACCTAGTGTATCATTTCTTTTTATTCTAAAGCTATTCATATTTAAAACCTTAGTGTCGGCAGGAAATGCATACCTTACAATTCCGGGAGTAAGAGTTTCTTCTTCTGTAACATGATTATAAGGCCACTCAAATTCATGTTGATTAATAAAACGAATAGATGAATTAACAGCATCTTTAACCATACTATACTCACCTACTGCTGTTGCAAAATTAGTAGAGGTTAACTCAACTTCATTAAGTCTACGGTTTATATCGTTTACAAGTCCAAGATAATTATATGCCATCTACCGTTCCTTTAACCGTATCTTAATACTTCTTTCTGCTGTGCTACCGGTATTGTCAGTCATCTGACAAAAAAAGGTATACTCCACATTATTCTGCCCACCACCAATATTTATAGTAGCAACAGTATTTGTATTTGTCTGTGCAATATTTTGTAAGTCATCAGTTGTTGCACTACTTGAAGCTGTTGTTAAAGTTTGACTGGGGTTTATTCTTGTTTTAGTATTAAACAGTGAGGATTTTACAAACCATATCACTGAAGTAATAGTAGCTGTATCAAGAAATCTTGACCAATCAACACTGTAATCTAATGTTTCATCTGGATCTTTACTGGGCCAACGAAAACTCATTTGTTAATCCTCATTTGCATATACAATTCTATCTGCTGATGTAGGTTTTTTTTCCACAAAAACTAATCTACTTTCTGCATTAACTCTTGCTGTTCTTTCTGCTGATGTACTCATTACGCTGCCCTATCAATAGTAACTGCTCGTCTTTTACTGTATAAGTGTGCTACAGCTACATAATCAAACTGTACTGCTATTACATTTGATCTAGTAAAACCTATATTACTTGTAATAGTTGGTGTAGTTATTCCTGCACCAGTGTTTATTACAACACTACCAACGGAACCTGTAGCTAAGACACCAGTTATATCTGTTTTAATATTAGGTGATACTACACCTAAAGAAACTGTACCTACTACTCCAGTTAAAGACTGTGAGCTAGCGATAGACACTTGCCCTATAGATACAGTAGATGTTACACCTGTTAAACCTGCACCAACATGGACTTGAGAAGTAGGTATAGAACCTACACTACCTGTACCTACTGTAGTAGCAGTAAGACGTACACCAATGTCTACTTCGAAACCACCAATTTCAGGGGGTTCTATTTCTCCTGTACCAGAGACACCTGTTACAGTTATTACAGGTGTAACCCTACCAAATCTAGCTGTACCAAAAACACCTGTACCATAGAGAGCATCATTAGCACCGAAAGTAGCCATAGTTTATGCTATTCTAATTATAGTAGTGCTTGCTCCAACAGCAGGAAACTCAATGGTTAAGTCACCTGCAACAGCAGTTACAGTACCACCAAAATCAATTACACAAATAGCTGAATTAGAGTTTGCAGTATTATAAATAATACATCCATCTGCTGATGTAGATACGTTTGAAAATACTTCGTCTGCAAAGTCTACCATAGCCGTTGTTCCACTGACTGTAATAGATGGACTATCTAATGCTTGTCCACCTGCAGAATAGTTAGTACCAGAAGCCTCATCTGAGTTATCTGTTACATTTGAATAATTAGTTGTGGCTGCGCCATACGTGCCACTGTTGCTAGGTTTAATAAGAGCTAGCTTAAGTGAGTCTGTATCAAGATCATGTAGACCACCTAACAACTCACTCTTAAAGCTTGTACACATTGCAGTAGTGATACCCATAGTATATTCCTTTTACATACAATTAGAGAGGCCACTATAAAAGCAGCCTCCCAATTTAATTTATTTATGCGAGTGCATCACGATCTACTTCTGAAGGAGAAGAGTCGCCTTGATCACTAACATCTACCATCCAAGCGTAAACACGGATTTTACCTGCTGTGAAAGTAGCACCAGAACCTGCAAATGTTAGGTCTAGTGTATCTGCTGTTGCAAGAGTAATATCACCTGCAGGTGTAGCTGATGGAGCGTATGCAAGATCTGCAGCACCATCAATATCAAATGCTGCAACAAATTCGTCAGCATCTGCTGCACCCAATGTTGCGGTAGCATCTGTACCTGTGTTTTGTGTTGCAGATTCTACAACTTGAAAACCTGCAGCCATCACCCTTGTATTAGCAGGGATAGTCAAGCACTGAACTACGTCACCTGCTGAACAGTCAATAGCCTGTGCAGTTAGATCAATAGTTTTTTGTACCATATACGGTGATCGTCCACGTTGTGAACTACCGTGAGCAGGTAACAATAATGCAGTAAGAGTAGCCATTTGTTATCCCTCCCTTATGCCAAGTGGTACTTAGCGTTCACAAGAGCTTCTGGACGAAGGATCTTGCGACCATATAGATGCATACCTCTGACAATGTCAGCGAATGAATCTGGATCACGATATGTTTCAGTTTTGTTGATCTGCTCTGCAGTTGCAACGGCTGAATCGTGTCCTGCAACAATCATACCATAGTTAGTAGAAGAGTTCGTTCCTGTGAAGGAAGGACCAGTACCTACTGATGGCAAATTGTTTGAGGTGTATACACGGAAACCATGAATGTTTGTTCCGACTTGACCGTTCTGAAGACCAGAACCACCAAAATCAGCGTTAAACAAACGTGAGTCTTCGTCTTTTAACAACTCCATGAATACAGGGTCTACTACCAACCAACGGCCTTGACTATCCACATTCTGTTGATCCAACAGACGTGACATACGTGCAATAACTGTTAGTGGGAAAGTATCTCCTGCGGCAGGAGTTGAGTCAGTTGCTCCACCTGTACGAGGTTGCAACGCTAGTGCATCACCACCTGAACCTGCAAAGTCTGCAGCATCAATTTTCATTGATGTTAGTAGTTCGTCAGTACCTGCAGTAGACACCGCAACACTACCATTGACGGTTGAGTTTACGGCATTAGGCGTACCATGAATAGCAGACTGTTTAAAGCCTGTTAAGTAGCCAAGTACGTCTTGGTCAAACTGATCACCTAAACGGTAAGCAGCACGATCACTTGCAAGACCTTGGAAGTTGACGTGACTATGAGCTTCCTCAATATCATCAACCTTAAAAGCAAAGTAGTTAGCTTTGTCAATTGTTAATGAAAAGTCTTCATCGTCAAGATCCTGTGGTGTAATAGTTGTACCACGCTCATATGCTTTAACAGTAATCTCAGGTTCTTTAATGATTTTAACTGAGTCTCCCATCGCAGCAATCTCTCCAAAATAATCGGAGTTCGTAATTGCTTCACAGACTGATGCTTTGCGGAACGCAAGTTGCACCTGTTTGCTGTAAATAACAGGTGAGAAGTTACCATTAGGTAGGTTTCCATAACCTGCAGCGGATGAAAATGCCATTTTAATTCTCCTTTAGCATTATATCACAGATGCAAACGACCAATGACTTAAACAGAGGCTAATTCTACTAGGGTGCGTTTTACAGAAAGTTGGCCTACCTTCTAATAAATCGGGCCATGAGATGTTAGGTTGTCCGAAAGCTTGTATTGTTGTTTGCTAGGTTTGCAAGAGGCACAGGTATTCCATCTCTACAGGGGCTGTGCCACTTACGGTATACATATAGTTATACTTATAAAAAACTATATGTCAATAGTTATCTGGCATTACCAGACAAGTCGTATACGAAAGTACCTGTACGTATTGCTTCCATAATATCGTCAGATCTTTTCTCGTATTCTTGTGCAGACATTTTTTGGACATCAGATTCTAGTATTGCTTTAGAACCATCGCTGCTATCTGGTTTGCTACGTGAGTTACGTGCATTTACAGAACGTGCAGCATCCTTGTCTGTATTCTTAGATTTCTTTGTAGTAATACTTTTATCTGCTTTATACAAATCAATTGCACGAGCAGCAGTTCTAGCATCACTACTATTCTCATATAAGGCATCCTGTATTGATTGAGGTTGTTCATCAACCCAATTATGAAAATCATCTGTTTCACGAATGTCTTCAAAGTCAGGATGTAATCGAAGTAACTCTGCCTCTGCTTTATCCCGTGATGCGTTTAGTTGCATTTCATCTACAGCTTTAACACGATCTTCTAGTGCAGCAGATTGTTCCTTTGCTTTTTTAATTGCAATTGTTTCTACTATTGCTGCTACGTCAGGATACTTCGTAGCCCAAGCCTCAATGTCTTCATCTGACTTGGGAAGGTTAATCTCTTTCTTAGTGGCATCGTTTAGTTGTGATTGTAGTGCTTCTATCTTAACAGCAAATTCTTTTTCCTTTTCCTGTTGATGTCTACGTAAATCACCATAACGTTTTTTAAAAGACTTTTCTTCTGCGTTCTTAGGTTCAGGCTCAGGCTCTACTGCCTCACCCTTTTGTTCATTAAGTAACTGTTCTAGTTCCTCTTCATCTTTTTTTAGTCTATCTTCATTGTTGTATTTTTTATTTATAAAAGAAGTTTTAGATTCTACTTGTTCTACTATTGCGTCTTGCATTTTAGTTTCCTTTCTAGGGCCACCGTAGCCATGTTGTATGGGGGATGAGTAGCTAGTATATGTAACAAATTAGTGTGGTGTTACGCCACAGGTTGTACAGATTCTTCCATTGGCATATTCATTTCCGTTGGAATAGCTGCTGCAGTTTCATCCATAGGTTCTTCTTGCATATCAGTATCTTCTGCAAAAACGTCACCCATCTCAGGACCAAACAGTTTAGTTAAAACTTCACCTACTGGTGACTCAGCAAGAGTATCTATTAGACCTCTTTCATCTTCATTTAGGTTTGTGTACCTATCATACACTACTTGTTTATATTCGTCAAGACCTTCCATATTATTTCCTTTCTATAAAACCGCCCATAGCTTTACCACCGCCACCATATCTTCTACCACCAGTAGACTTTTTGGTACTTGATTTTGCTTTTGTAATTTCTTTTTTAGTTAATGACTTTTGGGTTGATTTAACTGGTTTGCTTGGTTTATTTCTAGTATTATCATTTGCTCTAGCTCTAGCTCTAGCTGCTGCATCTCTTGCTGCTTTTTGATCTGCTGCTGCATTACTTGTACTACCAGAATCATCTTTTGTTTTACTATCTGAACCAATTACTCCCTTTTTAATTACCTCAACAGGTTGTAGGAATCCACCTTTTTTAGCACGTCCTTCATTAATGGCTGTGTTTATACTACTACCATATTTTATAATTTGATCAATAGAAGAACCACTAAGGGTCATACCACCATGATTTCTATTCTTACCTTTTAATTGAGATATAAGAGTGTCTTTAAGGGTAGGATTTTTTTCATTTTGGATTGCTAAAATAGCAGCAGAATTTTCTTTTGCAAAGGTATCTCTAGCATTGTTACCCCTTGCAACTAAAGCAAAGTGATTTGCAACTGCGGTATCTCCCCTATCAACAGCATTGTCAAATTGTTGTTGTTGTCTTACATTAAGATTATTTCCTGATGCACCTTTTATATAACCCTGTACTTTATCTGCAGGTCCATAATTAGATAAACTATATTTTGAAGTATAGTCTTTATAAAAGTCAGGAGAAAACGAATCTTTAAATCCTTTTAATATATC